AATAGCTAAACAAATTACTGGTGTGAGCATGATCATGGGTGCATATGCACTTCGTGCTAAAGAAGGTGAAGGTAAGCAGTGGTATAACTACACAAATGAAGATGGATCTACCACGGACTTGCGTCCCTTCTTGGGACCACTATCTATGCCATTCTACTTAGCAGATCTTTTATATAGAAACTTTGATTCAAATAAATCTGCAACGGATAATGTAAATGCCATTGTCAAAGGTGCAGATGCAGGCACTGTAGCTGAGATCATGATCGGTTCAGCGATGCGTGTAGGTGCAGGTGCTTACTTCGCTGAAACAGCTTTGCCTGAACTAGTGGACTGGGCCGCAGGCATAAATGAAGATAGTGACTTTGTGTCCAGTCAAAAGTTTGAAAAGGCAATGGGACGTTTTGCGGGTGACTATGTGTCAACATTTACTTACGCAATGCCCATATCCATAGCTCGTGACCTATACAAGATCACAGATGCTGAAGCACGTTTAGTCAATGAGACGAACGGCCAGGTCATGTTTGGTGATATCTTTACTGTCCGTGCCTCACGTGCATTGCCACAGCCATTGAAAGAAAAAGCACTAGAGTCTTTAGAACGCAGACCTCTTGTGAACAACCGTTATGTGATTACATCTGACGAACCTACAGAAACTCGTGATCCAGCGACTACTGCACTCACTGGTCTTGCTAGGTCACGTCCTTTAAATCAGCTTGAAGAAGAACTTAACAAGATTGGTTTAGAGTCTTATGACCTATACCGCCCTGTACCTTTTGGCCCTGCGGACGTTCTTATCAGACAGCAATTGTCTGGCGCAGGGAGTAATGGAAAGCTTTCATTAAACAATCACTTGAAGCCTTTAATACAAGGTAGAAAGTATAAAGAACTGGATAAGGCTTCTAAAAGAGATCAACTTAAAACAGAAGCTAAAAAGCACATCCGCTTTGTAAAAGATCAGGTCTTTGATGTTTTAGTTAGCAATTCTCGTAAAGGAACTATTGATTATACAGTTCCAGAGGTAATGCGATTTAAGTTTGAGTCACAAGACACTGACAGTAAACAGTCAGCCATCGTTAATTTCCGCAAACTTAGAGGCAGAAAACCGGACGTAAAAGATGAAAAGGACTTAAAGTTACTAATTGAACTGGCTGAAGATTTCGCTAAGAAATTTAGTGCAGGTGGATTAGTTACTGGTGAGCCAAGAAAATTTAGCGAAGGTGGTGCTGTTGTAGGTAGAACACGTGCTGGTCAGCCTATATATGATAGCGGTGTTGATGATCAGACAAAGCAGATGGTTGAGCTAGGTCTTGACCTTGCACCTGTGACTGGTGAGATACGTTCAGCACAAGCCGCTGTAGAGGACTTTGAAAAAGGTGACTATGGTATGGCGGCACTGGGTGCAATCGGAGCGTTACCAATTGTAGGAATACCAGGGCGTGTTGCAAAGAAAGCAATCACCAAAGCAATCAATGTTCGCAAAGACAAGAAGGCAGATATTGATTTCGCTGAACTCATCATGAGTGGAGATAAAAAGTTTGAGACTCGTGACACAGACAGCCTGCGTCCATATGTAGGACAGCGTATCGGTATTGCTAAAACTGGTGACGGTGAAGCAAAAGCAATTGGGTCAGTAGAAATAGGTGAGCCTATTGAGGTTGATGAAAAGATGTTTCGTCAATTACAAGATCAGCATTTAGTACCTGCAGGAACTGACTTTGATATCAAGCCAGGCGGTAAAAAGTATTTGTACCCAGTGTCTAACCCAGAAAGATTTGACGCTCCTAAGTCTGTAGGCAGAGGTATTGTAAGTAGAAAGATACTTGATGATGAAGCAGAAGCACTAGAATTATTAAATGATAGAAAACTGGTAAAGGATTGGCAAAAAGAAAATAGGCTTTCTGAAAATCAGCGACAGAAACAAACAGAAGAAATGAAAAAAGCCGCTCAAGATTTGTTTGAAGGAAACATCACGGGAAAAGAATACAGGGCTATATCTAAATCTGAAATGCCTATCAAGCCGATTACAAAAGAAAACTTCCCTGATATGCCAACAAAGAAACAAATTGTAGGTGCGCTAGATGAAAATAAATCAGCCAAAGGTATTGTAGGACTTAACTTAGATATACCCGATGGTACAAGAGTGGGTTCCCGTCTAGATATTCCTGCTTATGATTACTATAACACTTGGGTTGTATCACTGCACGACGGAATGAAGCAGGGCGGTGATGCCATTGGGTATGGTCAGACAGCCGTACTTAACAATGTTGAATTCTTTACATCTGCAAAAACTGGTTTGGATATTGCTCGTGAAGCTGAAAGATTAAACCGCAAATCTGGTAAGATTGAAAAGCAGGGCAAGTCTACCATCGCACGTATTCATGGGGATTGGGAGAATAGAGATCCACAAGAAGTGTATAAACTGGCTATGCGTCTTATGGATGATCCTGAGTGGAAGCAGGTAGGAATGAATCCATTCCGTCACTCTTTCTTTTACGACAAGGCGACAGGAAAACCAGTTACGCGAGCAGATGAAGTAATACAAGTGGGTCCACTAGTTCTTGCAAAGGGAGCACGATCAACACTAAGTGATTTAAAGAAGCTGAAGATCAAATCAGCGGACGGAAAGGTTCGTGTATTCAACAGTGGCGGATTAATGAGTCGCAAATAAAAAAAAGCCCCGCATTGCGCGAGGCTCGGTGCTGTTTGGGTGAGTTTAAACAGCGGAGGGAAAGCTACATTTACGTAGCTTCACCTTATCTGGTTACCCATGACAAGCTAAACACTCGTCATCATCAAATGTACCTGCAAACGATCCAATGTTAAAAGACCATTCACCAGTCATACCGGCAGCGTTGTAATCAGTTACAACACCTTCAAAGAAGTTCTTGTGTGAATCTCCTGAGATAACCCAATCTAACCACGGAAGAGGATTTTCCTTAACCCCGTAATTTCCCTTGAGGCCCATTTGAATAAGTCGTCTGTCAGCGATGTAGCGAATATAGTTTTTGACATCATCTTTCGATAGGCCTTCCACTTCGCCCATTTCATACGCCAAGTCAATAACCTTATCTTCCAGTTCAACTGCATCACGAACCATCTGATATACATCTGATTTAAACATGTCATTAACGATGCGGGGATTCTCATCACAGAAGGTTCTAAATAGTTTGACCATGCCTTCGCAATGCATTGTCTCATCTCTAATGCTCCACTCCACAATTTCACACATGCCTTTCATTTTACCATAACGCTGGTAATTTAACAGCATGACAAATGCGCTAAACAGGCTCACGCCCTCGTTGATAACGGACCTTGCTACAGCCTTGGCTAAACCGCCTTTGCTGTTCACATCAATGTCAGTCATGAACTCAATCTTATCAGCCATTTCTTGGTACTCTAGGAATGCTGAGAACTCTTCTTCTGGTAAGCCTAGTGTGTCGTTGAGTAAAGCGTAAGAACGCTGATGAACAAATTCACGATTAGCAAAGCTAGTAAGCATAGCCCGAATTTCGTTATTCTTAAATTTAGGTATGTAAGATTCCAAGTAGTTTGTTCCAACTTGGACATCCGACTGCGTAAAGAGTCTAAGGATCTGTGTAATATGGTTTCTTTCGACATAACTCAATTTCCCGTTGTTCCACTGAGCTACATCATCTTGTAGTTTAGCTTCCCATTCCCCCCAGTGCGCCTTTTCGGACTTGATGGCATATTCTACAGCCCACGGATATTGAAAAGGTTTATACGTTTTTGATTCATCAATTAGCGCCATTGATAACGTGCTCCATTATTTTTGGTAAAAAAAGCCGGGCGAACCCGGCAACAATGAGTAGTTATACTCACGAGGGAAAAACAGTCAAGTCTTGACTTCTGCTAATCTATTGCGTAAATCGTTAACTTCTTGTCTTAATTGAATAATTTCTTTTGCGGCAGCGTTAGAAAGTTCACAAGGCACTACCTTTGTCTGCCATCCATTCTCAGTCTCTTCTACCATCTCTAGTGCGGTAGCATCTCTAAGTAGTTTAACTAGGTCAAACTCTTCTTCAAAATCAGTGCTCATTGTTTTTTCCTTACGTTCTCTTTATGCCATGTATCATACTCAGAAGCTATCATGTAATGCTTCAACACCCTAGATAATGCTTCCATTGTCACTTTGTCGTCATATACGCGACATAATTCATACGCATCTTTTAAATCTCTTACAACAAGTTGACTTACAGTTTCATCTGATAATTCAATCTTCATAATCTTTCAATGCTTCTCTTTCAACTGAAAGTCCTACCTTATCAGCAGATACGCCTGCGTTAGTGCGTAGGTAGTACAGTCCTTTGAGTTTGCCCTTCCATGCTTTTACATGCACTTCATGTACTTCCATAACGTCTGTGCCTGCAGGGAAAAATAGATTTACAGATTGCCCTTGGCAAATAAATGGCTGGCGAATTACCGCTTGCTCCACTACCCACTTTTGATCTAACTCAAATGCTGTTTTAAATACTTCCTTGTCGTAGTAACTTAAAAAATCTAAGTGCTGTACAGAGCCTTCATTAACGATGATGCTCTTCCATGTTGCATCATCATTCTTGCCGTAATCGTTTAAGATATTCTCTAGACTCTTGTTCTTAACCAGATGCGCACCTGCACGTGTTCTGTGCGTGTACGCATTCGACTTGATAGGCTCAATAGACGCCGAGCACCCACATATGATAGACGAGTTAGCATTCGGAGCAATCGCAAGTAGGTGAGCATTACGCCGCCCTGTGCCTGCCATATCCGGTGCTTCACCTCGCTCCTTAGCGAGAGCTTCAGTTTCTTCAACGGCTTTGTCCTTGATGTGCTTAAACATTTGATAATTTGCACGGACAGCCTCCTGTGTATCCCAAGGAATACCTTTGTCCTGTAAGTACCCGTGGAAGCCCATCGCACCCAGTCCGATAGAGCGTTCCATGTAAGCACTGTACTTAGCCTTCTCTAGCTCTTCCGGCGCATGCCTGATAAAGAATTTAAGAACGTTGTCCAAGAGTCTGACCAAGTCTTGAACCATTCTGGTGTCTCGCCACTCGTCCCACTTTTCGAGGTTGACGGAGGAGAGGCAGCAAACTGCTGTACGTTCTCCAGATGTAGCGAGATGGATTTCATTGCATAAGTTACTGCCGTTAATTGTGAGTCCAAGTGCTCTTTGAGAATCCGGTAACCCATCTCTGGCTGTATCAATGAAGTTGAGGTAAGGGACTCCAGTTTTGAAGCGAGCTTCAAGTATTCCTGCCCACAGTTCTTGAGCTTTAACTGTAAATCGGACAGTTCCTGTATGCGGGCATCTAAGTTGCCATTCTTTTCCATTTTTTACCGCCTCCATAAAATCGTCGGTGATATTGATTGCATTAAACAAGTTGAAACACTTGCGATTACTATCCCCTCCAGTCGGGACTTTAAACTTAATAAACTCAATGATCTCTGGATGCGATACATCAAGGTATGCGGCATATGATCCCTTGCGGGTTTTGCCTTGTTTGTAGGCTGTCATCTGGGAGTCAACAACCTTCATGAATGGAATTACTCCTGGCGCCTTGTCACTTACAGGACGTACATCAGACCAGTGACCGCCGACTCCACCTCCTTTGACAGATAGCCATGCAACTTCAGAATTGTGAGCAATAAGGGAATCCAAAGTGTCATCAACATAAGTGAGAAAACAAGAGATAGGAAGACCAGTTGGTTTTTCTCCATCTTTGGGTGCATTCGATAACACAGGAGAAGCAAACATAAACCACCGCTTGCTAGCATAGTCATAAATGCGTTGAGCAAAAGCATAGTCACCCTCACAATAAGCTAAAGCCGCACGAGCAAATGCTTCCTGTGGACTTGTTTCTTCATCAAGCATGTAATAGTCACGAAGAAGCGTCATAGCTTGCTCAGAGAATACAGAATCACGATTGTAGTCAATCGCAATCTTGTTGTAGTACATAACATCCATAGACATTACCAGTTAACACCTTCTGTCTTTTTAATTAACTCTCTCATTTTTCTTAGGTACCACCGTGCCTTGGCAGCATTGGTGGTTGGTAAGCCTTTTTCAAATAGACGAGTCCCAAGATATTTAAGAACATTACCCCAACAATAATGAATTGTTCCCCAATCCCCAAGCACACTGTGAATATAATCAAATGTTTCTATATTACTACTGTTGTAATGCTTAGGCTTTTCTACTTCATCATAATCGGTATCATCTATAATATCTTCTAACAAGGTTAGCGAATCGCCTGATAATGATGATTCAACGAACCGTGAGACACCATCTGAATCTGTAGATTTCATATGCTATGCGCTCCCATGTGTTTTAGTATTCATGTGTAATGTGATTACTTTACCATCTTCACTACGAGTAAAAGAAGGCATATCGTTTTGCATATCTTCAACGAAGGACTCAAAGTTATCTACAAAAAAATTTCTTACATAATCCCTAAATTCTTCATCTAACTCCATTAACATGACTGTAGATGCCATCATACCACAAGCGTTGCGTATTTGTGATATTTCAGTTTCACCTAAATCGTCTAGAATCTCTTCTTCTATATGCGCCGCAACAGACCCATTCCAACTTCCATTGGTGAACTCGGGTGTCAACACAACAGCAAACGAAGAAGCTTTTTGTTCAGTATCTTCTGACATTTTCTATCTCACTATCTTTTTAAAAGGCACATTAACAAACATATCAGGTAATTTCTTTTTACGCTCTTTGATCCAAGATTCTGGAATATCTTTACTTGCGTACTGAAATCCGTGTTTTTCACACCAAGAAGCATACGTTGTCTTAGCTCCCTTACGAAGTCTAGAGTTAGCATTACTGAACACAAAACGGATATCTAATTTAGGATGTTGCTTTTTAATCAGCAGATGCTTACGCCGGTCTTCTGGTGTGAATCTACCCTTTGTTTCAATAATAATTCCATTAGGCAGGAGAAAGTCTGGAGTATATGTTCTATACGCCAGATCCTCCCACTCAATTTTCATGCACTCATATTTAGCATCACACTTAATAGTTTTTAAGCGATCGCTAATTTTATCTTCAAGACCGGAGCGATACCCTCTCCGTATGGCATCAGCCCTTACCTTTGGTATTCTTCTGGTACTCATCTGCTATCTCTATATACGCAACTGTAGGCGGATCTTTTGCCTTAGATGCAAGTGAGGGTAGCTCTTGTAATGAGGGCCAGCACTTGTGCCGAAACTTACACCAGACACATTCGTCTGCTAATACCTTGTTGCCGGTAGGAACTTTACGAAAAGTTTCCTCAACTGGCTCAAAACATCTTTCAAACTTATTTGTTTCTAGTGTGTCAGCAGTATCTTTAATCTTTTCAATCTCGTCTTGTACATTCATGTCCCATGCAGAAACGTACTTGAACTCACCGTTGGCTTTATTGATAACCCACCAACCGCCAACTTCAACTCCCAATGCACGAGAATAGCCTGCAAGCTGCCCTACATAGCCAAATGCGTCATGCTCCTTGAGTGTGTAGTAGTCCTTAAACTTATTTTTGTATGACCAAGGTGATGCAGTTTTAATGTCATCAACTCTGCCATTCATAATAAGATCATGGGTACCATCAATCTTGTACTGACCAACGGTAAGTGTGGACTTGAATCCATCACTGAAGTCTACACCGGCTTCTGTAAGCATGCCTTTGAATACGGCTTCGCCAATATCTCCCATCATCATGTTGATCAAGAAATATGGTGAAGGATCAATGCCGGATTCTGGATCATTCTTCTCAAACCAAAGTTGGCAATTAGGTCTGCCAACGTTAGACATGCGAAGAGTAAATTTACTGCTACGCTTGCTGAACTGTTTTTCCAGTGACTCTTTTACGTCCTTGAGTACTCTGGCAATGGTGGCATCTGACATGCCACGCTTGCCTTTGCGTACATCCTCAAGATAACGATGTATCTTTAGTTCGTTAGGATGCTGTACACTCATTCAGTAACCACATCTTCATCTAGATCAATGAAGTCTTCAACGAGATTTTCATCTTCCTTAGACATAGACACTTGGCGTTTTTCATTCCAAGCATTAACGATGTAGTCATTGTAGTTGTTGATCCATTCTAAGAAGTCAGAAAACTTCTGTTGATCTTCTTCTTGAAGGTCAATGGACTGCGCCATATCTACATTAGACGTAGGCAAGAAGAATGAAGCCCCTGTTGGAAGCTTATGTTCTTCAGAACCACATACAACCCAGTGCTGAATCGGAAGATGCTTTTGCTTTGCCATGACAGCGAAGGGTGATCCCATTGTTTTAAAAGCATCCTTGTTGTCAATCTCCCAGATGAATGGGTAGTACGTCTCATCAGAGATGTCGTTTCCATCTGAATCAACAGCATTTTCTAAGCACACTTCACCTAGCAAAACACGGACACGTTTGATCTGTTTAATCAGTGTCTTTGTTTCTTCTGGCAGCGACTGAAAGTCTTTGATGTATCCTGCAGGCTTGCCACAATTGAGGCCACCAACATTATCCTTGAGATCACCGTTTAAATCTTCAGCCATCAGTGTTTTGACGTACTGTTTCTTTTCAGAATCATAACGCTTGTACATAAAACGCTGTACAAATACTCGGACGTGCGCTTTCTCTCCGTAAACAAACTTGTCGTCGGACAATTGAAGACGGAACATACCGGCAGGAACAACTTCCATGTTCTTCATTTTGCCTTTTACGTCCACCTGGCCCATAACAGGTTGATTCCAGATGCGTAAACGAGCGAGAGTGGATGCTTTGGTCTTTTCGCCTGCCCCGATATCGGAAGCTACGCCCATAGCCTTTGCCATTTCAGCAAAGTTTCCACTGTTTAATGTTGCAATTTCATTTGTCATTTAGACCTCCTTCTGATCTAGCCAGTTTACACCAATTTTAGCCTCAAGTAAAAGAGGAACATTAAAATTGACATTGAATCTTTCTTTAATAATATCAAACAACATATTGTTGATATCTCCAATTATGTTTAACACTTTTTCTTCCTCGTCAGGATGTATATCAATGACAATAGAATCGTGAACTGAGTTGACAATCAATGATTGCATGCCCCTCATCTTACGATCTATCTCCAACAGAACCGCAGGAACTATGTCAGCAGTTGCAAATGACTGTACTGGGTAGTTTTTAATTGCAGTGAAGTTTGTAACAGTGTTATTTCTTCTACGCTTCACATCCGGAAAAGAAAACTGCCTACCACTTGGTGTAGTGATGTAAGTGTGAGTAAGAACCTCCTTGGCTAATTCTCTGTGCCACCGGGCGATTCCTTTGTACTTCTCTGTGAAGTGTTCGTAGTATCTAGCTTCGGCTGGTGTTCTTCCGTAGCCTGTTGCTCCGTAAAGCGGCGCGAATGTATGTGCTTTCGCTTCCTGCCTGCTAGTTGCCTGACCCGCTTCCGAAATGACTTTTGCGGTGTACGAATGGACATCAAATCCCTCCTTAACTTCTTTCATTGCTACCTCATCCTGAGATAAGAATGCGGCAACACGGAACTCTAGCTGCGCAAAGTCAGCCTCCATGATCTTACCTCCTGAAAATCGGGAGATGAAAACACGTTTTACAGGAAATGTACCTCCACGTGGCATGTTCTGCATATTAGGGTCACGTCCTGAGAATCGTCCAGTGGCTGTCATATGCTGTGTAAGACGAACATGAAGCTTGCCATCTGGTTTAAGGTAAGCCCTGATGCCATCCACGAAACTATTAAGGTAAGTATCAACAGCACTGAGTCTACGAATTTTGGAAAGGAAATCGGCTGCCTCATCCATGCCTTTCGATTTTGCGACACGTTCTAAATACTCTAAGTTTTCCTTGCTTGTACGGAACCCATTGGCACTTTGCCATTTAGGTGACGGTGGATTGAATTTAAGACCTGCTAACTTTGGTAATTCCTTTAAAATGTAACCCAGACCGTTACATGTAGCACATTTACTAGCCTTCTTGAAATCTGATCCATCCTTCTTCTTTTTGAAGTATGTCCCATTACCGCTACAGTCTGTGCATTTTTCAGCCTTAGTTCTGCGTACTGGTGTGGAAGATTGATTGATAAACTTCTTAAATTTATCTGCCGACATATATGGATCTGCCCCCATAGCCCACTGCGTCTTGTCCGTCGGTTTACGGGAATAGATTACCCACGACAGTTGCTCAGGTGAGTTGAGATTGATTGGAGTATCACCCATAAGTGATAAAACAGATGCATTTAAATCACGTATAAGTAATTTTTTCTCTTCCTCAAACTCTGCACGGACACTTTCCAACGCCTGTGTGTCAACGGAAAATCCGTTGCGGTATATACGAGCAAGAAGAGATGCAGTTTCATTAGTCAAAAAGACTACGTCAGTAAGTACCCTATTACTATCATCTCTCAAGTCTAAATCCTGTTCCCAAA